CACCTGTAAGTAAACTACTACCTAACATGGTAATAACTTCAAAAGGTATCATTACTTACTCCAAAAATATCCAAGAACAACAGTAGCTATACCACCTAACCACATAAGAAAACTTACAGCTCCCTTACCTTTGGCTACGTCTTCTTGTAACGACTCTACTTTTGTCTCCAGTCGGTCTAGCTTTTCGGCTAGTTGTTCTAATGTAACTTTCATGGTCTCTCCAAAACGTTTTTAATTAAAAATGCGGGTATATCAAATTCGTACCATTTAATTTTTGTGTTATACCTATTAGGATATTTATGGTGATTGTTATGTAAACAGTCAAACATAGGTAATGGTAAATTAGTTGATTTATCAGGTGTATTAAAATTTCTGTATCCATATTTATGTGTTAATACATTTACAATACTAGTAGCATGAAATGTATACATAACAGGTAATAAAACAAAATAAACAGTAAATTGTGGGCTAATAAAAATTAACGTAGCCATCATAATAAAATACAATTTAAAATAGTTATTATGCGTATATTTATACAGCGGATTTTTTAACATCTTTTTTACTTTAAAAGCATTTAATTTAGAATTATTATATGTATCCCACCAAAACCATGTCTTCCATCCTTCAGACGCTGGGTGTGGGTCTCCTTCTTTATCTGAATGTTTATGGTGTGTAATGTGGTTACTTGCCCACAAGATAGCTGACCCTTGCATTAATAAAATGCTTAGATAATGAACCACTGTTTCTATTTCTATAGAAGTTTTAAAAGAATTGTGAGAACAGTATCTATGATAATAACAACATAAACAAATTAAAGGAAAAACAATAAGACCTAATAACAAAGACCAGCTAAATGGATAATAAATTAAACCAATTATAGCTGTTATTTGAATAACAAATTGAATTGCTAACATTTTATGATGTTGTCTCATTTTAAAAATATCTTTTCTATAAACCATGCGGGTGGGTCTATTTCCCACCATTTATGACCGTGTCTGTAATCTTTTGATATTGTATGATGATAGTTATGCCATCCTTCACCCCAGCTTATAAGAGAAGTTAGGGGACTGTTGACCGCTGTGCAGTCTTTGTTGGGTTTAACCACAATATAACCAAATTGTTTCATGTGTGGTATAACACCAAACGCACCAGCTGCCTGATATACACATGCTGCTGGGAATGAGAACGCAAATATACCTAATAATGGGTCTATTGCGTACAATATAGCTATATAACTAAGTAATAAAGTCCAATAATGCTTAGTTATAAACATATAATCTTTGTCTTTAAGAATATCCTTTACCATTTCTTTAGGAACAGTAATAGGGTCGTACAATGTAAGCCATGCTCTGATATATCCTATTCTTTCAGGGGATTCATTGTCTTGTTTACTACCACTGTACATATGATGGTATCTGTGCATTGCAGTCCACGATAGTGGGCTACCAAATGCTGGTATGATTGTAAGATACTTTAGAATTTTAGCTTTGATAGGAGTTGTTTCAAAACTTCTATGAGCCATAAACCTGTGTATGGCAATGTTTGTGCCAAAGATATTAACAAACGCCCAAGCGAATAAACCATAAACAATATACTCAGGGAAATAATAACACCCCGCTATTGCTACTATATGATTTATTAATGCTAATAATTGTACTAACCTTGCATGTTTCATATCCACCCCAGTTTTTTAATTACCCAAACAAGTGGGTCAAACTTACAATGTTTTAATTTTGGTTCTATATGATGTTGTTTATGAAATGATTCTGAAAATGCTAATGGGTACATATAAGGTACATCTTTTACTTTACCTAGATGACACATAATACCAGTAACTAACATTACCCAAAATGTAGTCATAGCTACTGCTGTTACCCAAATTAAAAACCATTCAATAGGTAGGACTAAGAAAAGTATAACATTGAACACGTAAACCAACGTTGTTTCATATTTAGTTAAATATAATTGCCATTTATTTCTTAGCCTATCTGTAACAAGTTTAATATTAGATTCTTGTTCATGTGTTCTAAATATAATATTAAACCAGTTTTTGTACTTAGGACTATGAGGGTCTCTATCAGTATCAAAATGTTTATGATGATTTCTATGCCATGCACTATAAGATATTGGTGTTCCAATTAATGCAGTCATAGATACTACACTCATTATGTTTTGAAACCATACTGGTGGATTCCATAGATTATGTGTAGCCCATCTGTGTATAAACAAACTCATTACAAACTCTAGTAGAAAATAAAAAAGTATGTATGTGTATAAAAGTTGTAACCAAGATAATGCTACAAAAGAATATAATGCTAGTAAGAAATAAACTCCAAATAATAATGTAAGTGCCACATTAGTATTCCCATGTCATTCTTTTCATAGTTGGTAAGTTACTTGTATAATTTTCAGAGCCTATGTATGTTAAATCTTCTATAGTTAAAGAGCCTAAACAAACTCCATCAGCAGTTCCTTGTGTAAAATAAGTATCTATTTCAGCTCCTTTTACACATTCAAGTGCAAACTTAGTACCACCTATTGATTGAATCCAATCTTTATGTGCTTGATGAAATTCATTTGTATATGTCCATGCTTTACTATTATTTATTTTACCAACCATTACATTTTCCCATGTAAAAATATTGTCTATAAATTTGCCTTGAATCCACATACAAACTACACCATCTTTAGCTACTTCTATATTTTTCATATTATGATAATTTTGATTACACATTAAATTTATTAAAAATTCTTTTTTCTCATCAGCAGTATCTGAATTATTAAAAACTACTGTTCCATTTTCAAAAGAACCAAGACTATCTGTATACAAAGAATCGAATGTAGAACCTGTTGTAAATGTTTTTTCTGTAAATGTATATGCCATTATTTTCCCTATGCGTTTATTGAAAAGTTTATTGTGCCACTACTACCAAATACGTTGCCTGTTTGATTTTGACCACCTACACTTATTGTAAAAAGTTGATTAGCATCATTAGAAAAAGATACACGATAAAAAGTATTTCCATTTACAGTAATAGATGACCAATTACTTTGAGAGGTTGATATTTCAAAGTGCATATGTCCGCCTACAGTTGTACCCTCAGTAACATATAGTGCCTCTACAACACCAGAACCATAACTGTTATTGCCGATACTTCCAATAGTAGTTGTTGTTCCATTAGCATTATCATTAGTTGTACCTACAGTACGACCACTACTGCTTATAAATCCTTTGTTTACTATTCCAGCTTTAAGTGTTTGTAAGCCGATATTTATTGTAGTTGAAAGGGAAATACTATTTGATGTTCCATAAAAATCTGCTGCTAGTTGTATCTCACCACTAGCTGGTGCATTACCTTTACCATAGTATTCAGATAAACTATGAGGTGCAGAGCCACCAAATTCTGTAGCTATTTGACTTAAAGATATTTGACCACTACTTTGTAAAGGCATTTTTTAGCTCCTTAATTTCTTCTTTGAGTTCCTTAATACAGTTAATTAGTAAACCATGAATTGCGTCATACTCTACAGTTTTATATTTCTTACCATCTACAAGTGCTAGTTCTTTTTCTCTTACAGCTTCAGGTAAAACCTTTTCTAATTCTTGTGCAATAATACCAGCAGACTTCTGTCCATTGTGTCTTGTAAATGTATATCCATTTATTTCATCTATTTTATCTAGTGCATTAGGTATCATTTGTATATCTGATTTTAATGCAACATCTGATGTTGTAGTTGAATATGCAACGACATCACCATCTACATGTAAGTCGCCATTATTTTTAAGTCTCATATCTTCATTGCCATCAAGAAAAAATCTAAATGTTGTTGTGCCAAATGAAATATAATCATTCGAATCTCGACCAATATAAGTCATACCATCTCTTAAATCAGGTTCAACACTTATAGTTGTTCCTGATACATCAATCCCACTACCAGCAGTTACACCAGTAATAAAAGATGATACGTCTGGAATTTCAGAATGTTTTGCTAGTCTTGTACCACCAGCTGTTGAGCCATCATGTACTCTTAGAGTATTGTTTGTTGTATCTACAGTAACTTCTCTGGCACTACCAGTGAAGGAACTATGTTCGGTAGCGGTGCCACCTCTGTGTTGTAGTAGTTTTGCCATAAGTTACCTCGTTATGTTAATCCGCCAAAGTCCAATTGAAGGTTAGTACCATCAATAGTTCCAATGTTGTTTAAGTTATTATTTTGACCATCTAATGCACCACCTAATTGTGGTGTTGTATCATTAACCAAATCTGTGTTTATACCAGTTAAAGCAGCACCATTTATTGCTGGTAATGTACCAGTCAAATTCGCTGCTGGAATTGCTCCTGTCCCTGTAATGTCATTACCATTTAGGTCTAAATCACCACCTAATTGTGGTGTAACATCTCCAACAATATCTGTAAGACCAGCACTTATACTAGCCCAAGATGAACCATTGTAATATTTAAGAGCATTATCTGTACTGTTATATGCTAAATCACCTTCATCTAAACTAGATGTTGGGTCAGATGAAACTACTCTGTATCGGTCTGCAAAACTGTTAACACCAGTAATATTAGAAGCTACAGTATTTACATTAGCTATTGCTCCAGCTGTTGTATTAACATTAGCAATATCAGAAGCTACTGTTCCTATGTCAGTTGAATCATTAGCTACCGCTGTTACGTTTGAGCTAATTCCCGCTACAGAAGTAACGTCACTACTAATTCCAGCTACTGTGTTTACATTAGCTATTGCTCCAGCTGTAGTATTTACATTAGCTATTGCTCCAGCTGTAGTATTTACGTTTGCAATATCAGTTGCGACAGTTCCTATGTCTGTACCGTCAGCTGCTACTGTACTTACATCACTGGATATACCAGCTACTGTGTTAACGTTAGAAATACTACCACCAACATTATTAACATTAGTAATAGCCCCAGCGACTACGCCAATATCTGTACCATCAGCTGCTACAGTAGATACATCAGATGATATACCAGCCACTGTTGTTACATTTGAAGCATTACTTGAAACTGTTGTTACATCTGAAGATATACCAGCTACTGTGTTTACATTAGCTATATCCCCAGCTGTAGTGTTAACATTGTTTATACTAGAAGCTACTGTGGTTATGTCAGTAAGACCACCAGCTACAGTGTTTATGTCATTTCCTGTGCCTGTAGTTACAGACTCTGTTATTGAACCTAAATCATCTGTAAATAATAATTCACCAGCTACAGCATTAACGTTTGTAATGTTAGAACCAACAGTATTTACATTATTAATAGCATTTGAAACTGTTTCAATATCTGATGTAGTTTCATTTAAATCATTTGCAGCTGTTTCTATTTCAGATATAGCTTCATTAAGGTCATTAGCTACAGTAACTACGTCACTGATATTAGTAGCAACAGTGTTTACATTAGATATAGA